CTTTGGTCGGCACCTTTTTCTCGTAAATAAACTCTATGCCGCGGTAAAATAGCCAATTTGCCACGATGAGCTCGGCGCGGCTTTTTACCGTATCGCCGCTATCACTTTTATATCTAGTTTGCTTGATTTTTTGCTTTTTAAATAGCTTTAAAGCCAGCAAAATGATTACGATCAGCAGCAAAATGATTAAAATTTGAGATACGTCAAAGCTCATAAATAATTTTCTTTAATTCAAAATTTGATTTTTTGGAGTAAGTGAAGGATAAATTTTAGATTTTGTTGCGGAGGACGGACTTGAACCGCCGACCTTCGGGTTATGAGGATTATGCGCTGCAAATTTGCCTTTCAAATGCCCTATTTTAGGTTTTCTTAATGCTTTTTAGTTATTATAGCATATAAAAATTTATGGGGCTTGTGATGCGTAAAATTTTAGTATTTTTTTTATTGCTTGTTTCTGTTTCTTTTTCGTCTGATTTTGATAAAAAATTTAATTATTTTAAGGGGCATTTTTTAAAAATGCAACCAGATGCAATCGTTGAATTTCTTTGTCTTTACAGCGATAAAAATTCTCCTTTTCATAAATTCTTTAATTCCGAGGGGTTTAGGAATCTCAACTATACTTGCAAAAAAGATGTTTTTCAGTCTAGGCTAAACCCTTATCAACATGTTGATATAACTAATTATAAGAAGTTAAATAAATTTGTTGAGGGAACAAAGACTGATTTAAAACGTATGCTTTGTAAAGATCCTGCTTTTAAGGCTGCATTACATTTTAATATAAAATTTGAGCTTAAAATTTATGATAGTAGAGATAGCCTTCAGGAAACTTTAACTTTTAGTAGAAGTGTTACTCCTGCTTGTGGTTTAATTAGATAGTTTTTAGTTTATTTTGATCGCTCTCTTTGCTCTTTCTCTTTCTCTCCGTTGAATTTCTTTTTTGTCTAAAATTTCACACATATATACATCTCTTTCCCTGTTTATTACATTTACTAAGTAGCAATTTCTATTTTCTTTTAAATTTATTTTTTCTTTTATTTTTATATAGTCGTTTACAAGGCTACCGAATACAAAATTTGATAATTCCTTGTTTTCTGTTTGAAATTCAAAGTTTATATGCACTACTCCTTCTTTATCTTTATCGTATTTCCAGTTTAGTTGTTTTTTGTTCTCTTTTTCTTTGGAAATATCATATATTGATCCATCTTGTTTGAAGTTAAAAACCCATTTGTTACCTACTCCAGATGCAAAAGAAAATACTAAATCATCTACGCTTCTTATATACCATTTTCCTACTATATCAACATCTTTTCCAAAATCTAAAGCTATTAATTTTATTCCTATTGATATTATTGCTATTATTTTTTTCATTGTTCTAGCTCTTTTTTTAAAATTCTTAGCTTTATATCTGTGATATAGTATTCTTTTTCTGTATTATTCAGTTTTTTGAATAATTCTAATAGTATTTTTTCATCATCGCTTAGCTGTATTCCATTGAAGTATTCGTATACTGCCTTGTATAATTCGGGGTTTCTTTTTTCCCAATTGTAGAGCGTTGTTATATCTTTTTTAATAACTTTCGCTATTTCTTTCTTTTCCATTTGAATATTTCATACTTTTTAATTTATTTCTAAGTTTAATTTTGTAATAATTCAAATGTGGTTTTAGAATTATTCAAAATTTTGTAGATTATATCAAATTAATCATAAATTTTGGAATTCCGCCCTGAACATGGCGCAAAACTATTCCCCCTGTTTTTGGTCTGATACGCCTTTGCAGGGGTCTTTAAAGTATCAAATTCAAAACAAAGGCGTATTATGGAACTCATCAAATCACAGTTTGCCGTTACTTACGAGATTAAAGACGGCGATATCAAGGCTACTTCAGCTGGCGTTATGGACGGTCGCCCTTATGGTGCATCTGTCCGCGTTTCTTGTGTTAATACCTTTGAGGTTCTTAACGAAAAAACCCAATTTACCAATACCGTAAAACAAGAGGTATTTTTTAAAATCCCTTGCCCCGACGATCTAACCGCTGGCAATGTTGGGAGATTTTTCCTACAAAAGTTTAAAAATCATGAAACCGTTATTTGTATGGGTGGCTTGCCTGATCGCAATAACGTTATAACTCTGATTAACCCTGTTGAGTATTTTTTACCTGAAACCGCTACTACTAAAAAAGTTTCTATCGCTCCAAAAGCTTAAGGCGGTGCGATATGGATTTTTGTGTTACTTATGAGCTTTTTTGCGGTGAAGTTTTAGTTAGTGTTTCTAGCAAGAACTCTGATCCTGCTGTTCTTATAAATGCAAATTTATTTGATAAAAAAATGACTTTTAAAATTCCTTGCCCTGATGATTATTTTGCTTCTACAGTTTCTGCATTTATAAAAAACAGATTTGATAGTGGCGATAGTATTTTCTTTCATGGAACATTTCCTCATGACAATTTGGTTATTGTGTCTGTTCCATCTGATTTTTTGTCTGGGGTTGTTTGATATGAAAAATCTTTATAATCTCGACGAAATGGTTACTATCGTAGAAAAGTGCTATACTGATTTTAAGGAGTTTAAGGAGCGTTTTTATCTCCTTGATAACGGCACTGGCAATTATGACACTCACTACGATAACGTGTCTGACATAGATTTATCTATAAGAGATGCTATCAAACTTTTAAAGGCTCGTGGCTATAAGCTTAATATTGAGCTTGAGCCTGGTTTGTTCTAAATTTCAAGAGCGATACGGTTTTTTAATAAAAAAACGATCGTATCGCTCCTACGCTCCAAGCGTATGTCGCGAAGCGCAAAAGCTTACTATTTCGTCAAAGTTTGATTTTTCAACCTTTGCCAAAGTGGTACGCGTCCGCTTAATTTTTATAAAGGAGGCTAATATGCCTAAGTTTCTATCTACTACAAAAGCTAAGCTTGCTACGGCTGGCTTTATAGCTCTTAACACTGTTGGAGCTGTTGCCGCTGATGTTGCTATCGGTGCCGACGGTGCTGTAACTGGTAGTATTGATCCCAAAACTTTTATGGGGCTTGCTGGCGTTGTTGTTGCTCTTTTGGGAGTGATTTACGGTGTTAAAAGAGGTCTTTCACTTCTTAAATAATCGTTTTTCCCCTTTAGTTTTGGCTTTAGGGGAGAATTTTTAAAAAGCTCTAAATATGTATGACTTTATAGACCTTGTTAAGCTCGGCATTTACGTTAATGGCTTGATGGCCGTTATTGTTGGCTTCTTTGCCGTAGTTAAACAAGTCGCCGTAGCTTTAGATCTTTTTAAGAGTTTGGATTAAGCCTCATGTATGATTTGCATTTGTCTTTAGACCAATACCATTTTCTTATGAGCCTTAGCGGAATCCTTTGCGGTTTTATTTTATGTTTGTTTATCTTTCTTGTTGTTAGTAAAATTTAAGGCTGATCCAAACTCAATAATTAAAGAAAAGGAGATTTAAGTATGTCAATAGGCGTATTTACCGTTACTGGCGTTCTTAGCTTTGATTACTTCTTTTCTATCATGATTTGGTTTATGCTGATATGCTTGCCAGCTTGTGCCGGCTTAGTTCTTTTTACCAAAAAGGTTTTATAAGGCTTCCCCATGCGAGGTTTATTTAAATTTATCCTCTTAGCTTTTTCCTTTTGTTTGAATCTTTTTTCTGGCGATTCTGAGGGAATTGATTATATTAAAAAACATTATAGCAACTGTACGAATAACGGTTATTTGATTCAGCCTCCTCAAGCTTCCTCTATTTCTCATGCTCAACCTGAGTTTTTACAAGATAATTATTTAAAAATCGGTAATGATGTTTTTGAGATTGGAAATACTGAATATAATTGTTTTAATGTTTCTTTTCTGAACGATAGCGGTTATTTTTTAGCTTATTACAATAAAGACTCTTTTAGTTTATTTAATTATTCCCCTGATTTTTCTAGTACTAAAATTTCGTGTATTCTTAATCCGGACGGTAAAGTAAATAAATGCGCTCCTTTTGTTTCTGATGAAGACAAAAAACGGGCTAGAGATGTTGAATTTTCTTATTATACTGAAACTTCTTTATCAAAGGTAAAAACATGTCAACCTGGAGAAAATTTTAACACTAATACTAAACAGTGCCAAAGTTGTCCTGCCGGTCAATCTTGGGATCCTGAAACGAATACTTGTTTTAATGATTGCCGTAAAGACGGCAAGATTAATAAATTTGCTTTTACTGATGGTTCCTGCATAGATTGTAGTGGTGAAAAAGATCCATTGTCTGTTTTAAAATGTATTTGTCGAGGTTATGGCAATAGTTCTATTGATCCAACATTTTGGGGTAAAGATGGCGGTTCTCTTGATGGTTGTCATCTTGAAGGCTCTTGTGGTGATGGTTCTATTCAGCATTCTTTTACTAATCCAAACTGCAAACCTGACGATAAACCCGACCCAAAACCCGACGACAATAAAACAAAACCCGACGATCCTAAGCCTGATAACCCTGACAATCCAGACAATAAAGATAAAGACAAGGACAAGGATAAAGATAAAGACAAGGATAAAGATAAAGATGATTTTTGTAAGAAAAATCCCGATGATCCTAAATGTAAACCCGATGATTTTTGTAAGAAAAATCCTAAGGATCCTAAATGCAAAAAGAATGATAACAATACTACAATACCTGGTCCTGGTGGCGGTGGCAATAAGGATACTGAAGCTAAATTTAATAAAGGTGATTTTGATGACGGTGATTTAGATAAAGAGCGCAGCGGATTATATAACGGTATTATAAAACATATAAATGATAACATATCTAAATTTGACGGTATTCGTGAGGGAGTTGATCAATTTCTTAAAAATGTCCAGGGGAAAGGTTTTGAAACCGTAAAAACTAGCATAAAATCAAAATGTCCTATGAAAAAAGAGATACCGCTACCTAATGGTGGCTCTAAAGATATAACGGTCGATCTTTGCGAATATGTTTCGCCTGCTTCTGAAATTTCTTATTATGCATTTTATGTTGGCTTTGCCGTCGGCGGCTTTTTATTGTTTCTTAAACTTCTTATATTCTCGTTTTAAAGGATAAATTTTGCCTGCTTTACTTTCTGCACTTTCTTGGATATTCGGACGTTTAAAGCTCGGTGAGCTTGCTGGCTTTGTTATCAAGAAAATAGCTTTTAGCAAAGTCGTTTTAATTGAGCTTGCTATTTTTGCTCTTATGATTATTTATTTCGGTGCTTTAATTGCTATTGTTAATTTCCTTTTTGGTCAATTATTTGATATTTTTGGCTTTTTAAAGGGTTTAACTGATTCGTCAGGCTCAAGTAATGAAATAACCTCTACTGGTTTGGCTGTTTTATCTGCGCTTGGTGTATTTAAAGCTTTTTGGGACGTTTTTAACCTTTATGCTCCTATTTTTATTTCTTTGTTTCTTATGACTGGCGCAAGAATCGGCATTAAGTTGCTTGAAAAATTAAGATATAGCATTTCAGGGCTTATTAAAACCTATGTGTAGGGCTTTAAAATGATAACCTACTTAGTCGGCAATCCTGGAAGCGGTAAAACCTATTATGCTGTTTTTAAAATTTACCAGCTTTTTTTATTTAAACCTGCTAGCGGTTTTTTAAGCAAATTTATCAAACCCGAGAAGCAAAAAAAATATACATACTGTTACACAAATATAAATGAATTTAAATTTGACCTACATGAGAAATTTATAAAATTTGACTTTGATAAATTTTATGCCGATATGTCTATACTCCACGCCCTTTATATTTCCAAAGTGACCGACGCAGAGTTAAACGAGCGCGCTAAAGAACTAAATTTAAGCGGCGTATTTATAGTTCTTGATGAGGCTCACAACTTTTTAAAGGCCAAAGAAGATCCCGTTCTCGTTTGGTGGCTTACCTATCATCGTCACTTATACCAGGATATTTATCTTATTACCCAAGATTTAAGCCTTATAAGCAACGAGTATAAACGTATTGCTGAACATTTTTTAAAAGCCGTAGATAGTGCCAAACGCCTATTTAAAAACAAATTTAGATATATTCTCTACGGCTCTTATAAGATGTATCAAAAAGATGCAATGCAAAAATTTCATATCCCATATTTGCAAGAAGTATTTGATCTTTATCACTCCGGACAATCATCATCTCAAAAATCATTCGTACGTAAATTCTTTTATATAGCCCTATTTTTATTTATCGCACTGTCTATTTACTTTTACTTTTTCCTTAAATCCTTAAGCTCCGACGTTTCCGACGAACAACAAGACAATCAAACTCAAATTTCTCAACCTATCCAGGCGGCTGAACCTCGCCATGCGCATCAACCTAAGCCTGCTCCACAAACTCAAGATCAACCAAGCCAAACCTATATTTATAACCTTTCATGTATCGACGACGTCTGCACCTTTAAAAACGAAAAATACCCTTTCCCTTACGGCTATATCTCTTTTACTGTTTCATCGCATAAACCCTTATATTTCTATTCTACTACCAAAGGCAAACATCTTACGGAGTATTTTTTAGTTTTCGATGCACCCGTGCTCGAGGAGTTAAAAAATACTTCATCCCAATATCAAAATCCAAATAAAGGCGTATCCTATGAAAACTCTCAGACAACTAGTCTTAACGTTAATCCTTTTAAGTAGCTTTGTTAAAGCCGAAACAATTTACACTGACCTCGTAAATTTTGCTCAGCTTGCAAGCAGATCCAACAATATAACTATAGTAACCGACGATAGTATCGACGGTACTTATTACTATTTCATTTATCAGCAAGAAACAAATTTAACCCTTGCTATGTTTCAAAAGATGCTCGAGTCAAAAGGTCTTTATCTTTATAAACAAAGTAATTTTTACTATGTAACGGATAAAAAGCTACCTAGCCTTGATTTGCGCCGTATCGATTTAAACAACTATGTTTTAGATGACGTACAGCGTATTATCTCAAATTTTGAAATCAATGCCACTTATTCTAAATCGTCCAATTCAGTTTTTTTCCGCGCCGACGAGCATATTTACGATCAAATCAAAGACGCGGTAAAGAGTATAGATAAGCAGCTTGAGCAGGTGCAATTCAAGCTCACCATAACCGAAACCAATCTAAAAGACATTAAAGACCGCGGTACAAAGCTTCAAAGCTTGCTAAAGCCGCTAAATCACGGCGATTTGGCTTATTATATTAACTTGATAACCTCTCCATATACTACGAACTCAAACGTAATCAGAAACGATAATGAAGGCTTTTTTGGCGTCTTAAATTTCCTTGATACCAACGGACTTACGAAAATCATATCTAGCCCTTTTTTAACCGCTCGTAACCATACCGAGGTATATTTCTCAACCGTCCAAAATATCCCCTACCTGGTGCAAAATAGTCAAACTTCGGCCACTCAAACCACTACTCAAAATTCATACGAATATAAAGACGTTGGTCTTAAAGTAACCCTAAAACCTATTATTTTACGCGATCATATAGATTTTGATTTACACCTTATCCTAGAGGATCTTTTATCATCAAGCAATACCCTAACCCCTACCACATCAAAAAAGGAGCTTAAAAGCTCGTATTCTCTCAAACGTGGCGATATTTTAGTCTTATCCGGCATAAACAAAAATACCAATCAAAAACAGCGTAACGGCATCCCCATTTTAAAAGACATTTTCATTCTTAAGTATCTCTTTTCCGTTGAACAAGACCAGGATATCAATTCCGTAGTTACTTTGACTATCCAAGTTATATAATCTAAATTTTGGCTTATTTTTATATAGAAAATATATAAAGGATTTTGAATGAAGCAAAAGAAAACCTTAACGAAAAAAGAGATTGACCAGTTTTGCAGAACAGTTATATATCATCTGATTGGTGGGTACGACATTTTTGCTTTTGATAAAACAGTTAATTTATCGCAAGAGGAAATCTACGCGATCATAGCGAAAATGAAGTTTTACGCTAGTAAATTCGAGACAGAACTCATAGGATGTGGCACCACAAATTCAATACTAGACGCCGTTAGAAATAGCGGTAAATAGCCGAAATTAAAACGAATAGGAGAACAAAGCGGAGCGGAAACTGAGCGCGGCGCGTAGCGCGCGCGAAGTAACGCGCCGCCTTGTCA